CGCTGTTGATCAAGCCCAGCGCCGGAGTTCCGGTTGACGCCTTTACGCGCGAGGTCGCGCGCGATCATTTGTCGCGTTTGCGTGAAGGCTCGGCCGGAGTCGGCACTAGCCTGCGTCGCTAGGCGGTTGCGTTCACCCTCAGTGTCGAAAGCAACGGCGTCCGCGACGAGTCCTTGCTCGACGGGCCGAAAAGTGCTGGTGTAATAATCCCGGTCCTGTTGGCCCCACGCCATCTGCTGCCTTTGCGCAGCGAGCTGTTGGTCGACAACTGGCTTGAGAAACTCCATTTGTTCGCGCTGGAACTGCTGATCCTGCGCGTACATTCGCTCGCTCGCGGCGATCTGCTTTTCTGCCGCTTGCAACTGCGCTTGCGCCGCGGCTTGCGCCGCGCGCTTGGCGCTTTTGTCACTCGATTTGCCGCCCATCAGTTTTTACCTCTCAGCCAGCGACACTTGCTTGCCCACATGAAGAGCATGTGGACGTCGCCGTTCGCGCTACCGTCGTGAATCGTATGTTCTAGCTCGAAGCCAAGATGCTGATCGAAGATTAGCGCGTCGGTGTTGTCCACCTCGACGTAACCCGTCAGTCGTTTCAGTCCGAGTTGCACGAAGGCAAACTCGAATACGGCGTGGATGAAGACTCGTTTCAGCGCGTGTTTGTTCGCAAACGCGACATGAATCGACGCGTTCGTGTCGGTAATGTCGTTCAAGACGACACCACCGACCAGCTCACCGTCTTTATCCAGCAAACCCAGCGCGACGAAGCTGCCCCAATCAGCGTGTTGGCCGACGCGCTCCGCGACCCACTTGCCGACGCGCGCCGGGTCGTTGACTAAGACACGCGGATCGCCAGAGGTTGGCTGATCAACGACGCGAGTCGGCACAGACGAAATAATCGAACCGGCCATCACCGCATCGTGCGACGCCAGCAAGCCGTGAATCAGCTCGGGAGTCAGCAGATTCCCTTGGTTGCGATAGAGAATGTCAGCGAGCGGGTTCATCGGGTAATTATAGCGCGTTCAGTGCGTTAACTGTTGTTTCCGCAGCCTCAAGTGCGGCGCGCACGGTGGCTGCTTCGTCGACCGCTGTCTTGCCCGCCGTGCGTGTTTGCTCAATCGCTACGCTCTGTTTCAACCAGGCTTTGTGAGCTTCGATGATGGATTTCGCCGCCTTGTCTTTGGCAATTCCTCTGGCGCCTGCGTCTGCCTCGACCCAAGGATGGTCTCCATCTGGATCTGACTGATACGCTGTGGCGTCCTCGTATTTCGAAAGATACACTTCAGATTGCCCAGGAACAGTCGTGATGTGACGAGACCGCGCTGCGCCAGCAGCTTCGTCGACCTCGCTTTTTGCTTGCCATTTCGCCGCCTCTACATCTTCAACCCATTGCTTTGTGGCGTAGTCAAAAGTTGCGAACTCGCTGGGCGGTTCGCCCATTGAGCGGACCTCACCGTCTTGGACATAGACCGACTGAATGGGCACGACGGCGTCCGTAATTAGCTGAGCAAGGCCCTCTATTTCTCTGGGGTCCTGGTCCTCAGGCAAACTACTCAGTTTGACTACTCTGCCTTGGCGGGTGTAATAGAGAACAACTTTCATTATCTGCGTCCGCCTACAACGATGATACTGCGATATCCGGAACTTATGCCTGTGGCCGAGGCTCTGACTTGCATTCGATAAGTTATATAGCCGGCAGGCGGGCTGGCATCGAAAAATGCATACGTCGCAGCCGGACCATCATTTGCTTGAGAGAGTATTGAACCCTCGCCAATGACTACGGAATCGGATGTCCTTGTGACCCGCATATAGCCTTGGCGAGCAGCCGTGTTGCCACCGAGCGTCATCGTACAAAGAATTACGACGCCTGACGCTCCAGAAGCCAGCGCAGCGCCCGCGAGCGGGCCGTTCTGGTAAGTCGTCGAAAGATCTATCGACCACGCGTCGATGTCGACGTTCATCGAGGTAACGGTCCCGCCAGCAACCTTTATGGTATCGACGGCTGCGGTTCCAATCTTCGAGTTCGTGATCGCCGCAGTAGCAATCTTCGCTTCCTCGACCGCCGCATTAGCAATCTTCGCGTTCTCGATCGCCGCGTCCTTAATCTGCGCCGTATCAATCGCCGCGTTCCTGATGTAGGTCGAGATGTTGGCGTCGGTGATAAACACATTCTCGACATAGTCCGTCCACGGCGGGAGCGTTTGGCGGTCTGCCGGGACAGCGCCAAAGAACGGGCGAACGAACGCTGTCCACGGCGGACTCGTTCGGTATGTGCCGTTGCCGCGTATAGATAGATTAAATCTGGCAAAGGCAGCGTTGGCCGGAGCAGTTAAGAAACCCCCGAGTAATTTGTACGAATCAAGCGACGGACCACCCGTTTTTTCCGAGTCATTTTCGCCAGCGAAGTATCCACTCCAGCCTAAGTACGAGTAGCTCGTGGTATACCACTGGACATAAATAGTCGCTATGCAGCCTACCGCGCCGGTATAGCAATACCCGGCGTAACGCTTTCCCGCGACCACAGGTATATCTTGATAAAGCCTACCGGCCACAGAAGTTGAGTAAGTGGCATTTGAGAGCTTCCCTCCAATAGACCCGGTTGCGTTGTCGAATGGCTCGGCCAAGCCCGACAAGCTGTTCCGCCACAAAATATTGCCCCGTGATTCCCAAAAAGGATGGCTACCGTATGAAAGGATGATTCGCGGCTCAAGGTAACTCGTATAACTAGACTCGAAGGTCCAACCTGATTTGTTGAACCGCGCCGCAAGCAAAAGGTTTGCGGCGGCTCCGGCGTTCAGCGAATCACCACTCGACAAGACCAGTGTATTGTCGGCATCGTAGATCGACACGCGAGACCCGTCCCACTGCAATCGCGAACCGGTCTTGTTGCCGAAGATAGCCTCGCCGTCACCGTCGATCCGCCACCCGACCTGGCCGGCCCCGTAGCTCGCCGACTGGATGAAGCGGCCAACGGCGATGTCGCCGGCGGTGATCTTGTTCGCTGACAGCGTTGAAATCTTGGCGTCAGTGATTGCCGCGTTGGCAATCTTGGCGGTAGTAATCGTGGCGGCGTCGATGAACGCCGCCTTCATATACACACCGGCTGGGAAGTACTCGCCGTCTACCGTTCGGTTCGACGACTGCACGATGAACGGGTAATGCGCGCTCGACAGGGTGCCCTCGGCGGTATACGCGGCTGGCGACATGATCGCAAACCGATCCGCGCTGAAGCGCACATCCGAGACCCACTTGTTGTTCTCTTTGATGGCGGCTAGACCAAACCCGACCTGCGCGCCGCCGTCGGCGTCCGACGCGCGGAGCTTGATGGTGTACCGCGCCCCGGCCGCGCCGGAGTTGTCCACGTACACCATGCCCTGTTCTTCGAGTGTGGCGAACAGTGCGGCATCGGTGGTGGACGCTTCCAGCGCCGTGACCGCCGAGGCGTTCGCCGAGACCTCGCCGTCGAGCGTCGACACGTCGGTCTGCAACTGCGAGACAGCGCCGGCAGTTGCGGCGACGCCCGTCGTCTCATCATTGACCGTCGTCTCTAGCGCAGTAACATCCTCGGCGATCGCCGAAATGCCGCCCTCGGTCGCCGTCACCCGCCCATCGAGCGCACTGACTGCTACGGACGTAGCGTCGACCCCAGTCAACGGGTCGTTGACCGTCGCCTCAAGCGCCGTGATGTCCGTCGCGTTGTCGAGGACGTCGCCCTCGGCGTCGGTCAACCGCGAGATGATACTGGTCGGGCTCAGGCTATCGTCGATCCCATCGAGCCGCGTATTTAGCGCCGCGGTCAGGTGCGACTCATCGAGCTGATCCTCCAGCAGCGGGATAATCTCGGCCGGGTCGATCGTCGTCGTGCCGCACGAGCCGGCGGTGTCATTGAACGCACTGGCGACGCCGTTCGCGTTGACATGCCTGATCCAATAGCACCGCGTCTCGTTGTTGCCCACCTCATGAACGAACGTCGTGCCGGTAGCGATGCCGAGCAGCACCTTCTCGCCGAAGGTGTCAGTAGACGCGACGTAGATCTCGGTGTACGCGTGTCCAGCGTAGGCGGGGTAGTCCCACTCCAGGTAGAAAATTCCGAAACCCGGCGTAACGACGAACCCGATCGGAGTCGTCGGTGCCTCAACTGTCGGGTCTTCGCCGCCACCTCCTGACGTTCCGCCGCCGGTCGACTGAACGACCGTCGTGTCGCCCGCGCTCGACCCGATGTTGTCGATCACCTCGCGCAAGCGATCAGTAAACAGACGCAGGTCGCGAGGAATCTGACTCGTGAGTGACGGTAGCTTGTCAGACGGACGACTAGACACTGGCAAGCTCACTCATCGAGGAGCCTAGATTGACAGCGAACACCTCAACCGAACCCTCTAGCTGCACTTCCCACTCTAGGCCGGGCGCTACCGGTAGTCGGAACGGCGCCCGAGACGTGACGGTCTGGGTGTGGAATGGAGTAGCCGAGCTATCGATATAGAACTTAGCGGTGACGGGATAGGCTTCGGCATCGACTTCAGCTGCGGCGAACGACACGACATGCGGCATGGTGAACTTTTTGCTGCGCCAGACGTAACTCCCCGCAGCACCCGCGCCCCACTTGACTAGCGTCTTATCGGCCTTGACGAGGTACAAGTTGTCATCTTGCAGATCGACGTAGCCGGCGACTGCGTGCAGGTCGGACATCGAGAACGTGTTGCGCGACAGATCGAGGATGAACGAACCCTCGGTCGCGCCTGTGTCGTAAAAGCCGATGTACTTATTGTCGTGCCCATACGCGTGGATCGACGCAGGGTTCAACGACTGCCACTGCTCGCGCGTCATGATCTCGTCCGTCACCACTTGAGAGCCGCCCGCAGAGATGCGGACCAGGCCGTCGGGGGAAGCGTAGAACACCGAGCCGGCCATCGAGACGATCGAGCGCTTGGAAAGACACGCTTGGCGGATGTCAGACTCCACGACCACCATCGAGTCAGGGTGGCTGCCCTGGATCAGATACGGTACGCCCGTTGTCAACGCAACAACGGTCGTGTCGATCGTGCCTAGCCCGACTACTGGGTAGTCGAGCGACTGCATGTAACCGGTCGGCCAAGCATAAGGATGGTACGGGTCACTGAAATACACGTCCCGCGTGACGAAGCCGGCCATGACGCCGTTCGGCAAATTCGTCAGCCCGCGCAAGTTGCTCGGCGGGTTGCTCCAAGTCAACGTCGGCAGTTCTTCGCCGAGATAATCTGGTTCGTTGGTATCCGAAAACGACGCTGCCGCTGCGGTAATTTCGCCAACATACAAATAAGTCCCGTCGACGGAGCGATAGATGCGTTTGTGCGTGATGTTGTAATTGCCGGTCGGCACCGAGTCGAATGAATCGACCGTAATCGTCGACGCCGAGTGGAAGTCGACCGACGCACTTGGGGGTGACGGCGGCGACTCCATCGTCAAACCAGCCTCAGTGGCGACCCAGGTGTAGACGTAGACCGCTGTCGACAGCGTCTCGCCTTCTGGAAGCGCCGCAGCGTCTGCCGTCGCCGAGCAATTACCAGTCGGCGCCGGAAGACCGAGATCGCGGGAAACCAACGGATACTGCGTAGTGCCGCCTGTCAGCGCAATGTTGTTGTATGTCGCCTTAGGCGAGAACGTCTCTCCTGTGTAGAACGTCCACTCCGCGGGGTCACCAGCAATCTGACCGCGACAAACATCGACGTCTTCGGCCCAGTGGAACCAGTATTGTGTCGGCCGCGACGCTGCGCTGACAGACTGGCCAAAGCGATATAGAGACTTGATCGTGCCCGACTTGGGCAACGTCAGCAGCGTCGAGCCAAAGCCGTCGAGCGGGCGCAGCGATTGTCCGTCGACTGTGCAGTTTTCCGCAGTTTGCGCTTGCGTCTCTTTGAGATAACGGGGGCGAATGCGCGGTGCGATCCCACCGAAACTTTGAATAGAGAGCTTCACGTGCTTCTCGCCCAGTGATTATTTCGGTAGCGCAGCGAGGCCGATAGCGGCGATCAACGCAGCACCAAAAACCGCCCACGCCCAATCGGGGCCGCCCAATGCCAGCGTAATACAAGCGCCGAGCAGCACCGCTAAATCAATGGCGAAAAGCACGTCGATTTTCATTTGCGGAATACACCGGTCGCGTTGAAGGTCGATACCAAGATGCCGATCACCCGCTCGATCGTCGGCATGATCTCCTCGGCAGGCGGATATACAATTTCGAGTAGCGCGCGAACCGCCGCGAGTTTTTGCTCGCCTTTACCCTGACCCGGAATGGCTTCTTCCAACGCCTTGATCGCCTCGATCAGAAACGGCAGCATCAGCAAAATCGTTTTCAGCGTATTCATCAGAAAGTCACCATGAGTTGGACTTCAAAGCCCGATGCGTCAAGGGTATCATTTTCTTCCCAATAGCCTTGCCCCGCAGCCCTCCACTCGGCGTCATAGATTTCGAGCTTCGCCGGAATACTATGCAATCGGTAAGCTGCGCGAATATGCAAATTGTCCGCCGCCCGCCAGTCCACACCGATGCGATAGATGGGCGCGTCTTTCAAATCGTAGGTTGTCGCGTAGCTATCCTGATCATAATCCCCGTTGATGCGGACGGGGACCGGTCGCGACTCATGCACGTTGTGTCGCGCCACTAACCTAGTAAACACCACCTCTTGCTGGATGACGCTGTCCGCACTTGGGCGAGTCCAGGAATAACCGGCCTCACCGAACAGCGCCACGCGCGGAGCGACCTCAAGGCCGAAGCCGAGACCGAGAGACAGCGGCTGGATTTCTGCGAGCGCCTGCCCTAGTAACTGAGCATCGGCCCTGTACCATGAGCCCCAAGCGTAAACCGGCGTGTCCTGGTGCCGCACGGCAATGGCGATGCCGGGGTCCTCCTGTTTGATCGTGTGGTCACCGGACGGTACGACTGCCGGAGTTGTTAGACCAAGCTGTAAGACGAACGGAGCGAGCAGCGGTCCCATCGTAGCCTCCCGTTATTGCATCGCCCAATGCGGGCAGTTGGCTGTTAGCACGGCGCCGTCAATGGCCGAGCCATACGTCGCGAGACTTATCTGCACCGGATCGATCACCGCTGCCTCGTTCAGCAAAATGCTCGGCTTGAGTTGGCACTGACTCGGGATCGTCGAACAACTCGACGTCAACAGGCTCAGGCATGTGAGGAGCGGGACCAAGGCCGACCTTTTTGCTGGTAGCCGCAGTACCGAGAATATTGATGATCGCCAGTAGCGCAATGACCAAACCCTCGCTGAACTGCTGTACGGTCTCGGTCGCAATCGCCTCTGGAATCCAGCCGAGCTGCACGGCCAGCACCGCGATAGCGGACAGCAAGCCGAACACCGCGTTAATTGCCAACTGCCTGTTTTTCCACGTTGTCGGATCTGACACCATCGCGCCTTTGCGAAAGATAGTCAGCAAGGCGAGGACTCTGGTCATGCGCGTACCTCCGCGTAACTCAAGATAGAGTCGAATTTCTTAGCCCAAGTTGCGAACTTAGCCGCTTTGTCAGTGCCGTTGATAATGCGGCGCGCATTGCGATAGTCGCACCTGTGACCGTTGATGTAATCGGACAGTGACTTGCCTGTGAACCAACCAGCTTGCATGCCACGCGTCATAATCTGATAAGCGTGCTTCGGCACCATCGCCAACGCCGGGTCTTTGGTCAGCGGCACCCGCAGCTCGCGCTCAGCACGGATGTAATTGGCCTTCCAAGTCAACTGGACATAGCCGCGCCCGTGCCAAGGATAATAGCGCAATTTGCGGCGGCGATAAGCATCCAAATTGCGTACACGCCCGGCTAAGTAAAACATCTCTTCAACCGGCTCAAACGTATCGCCGCACTCGCCGTAGACAGTGGCGAGCATATAAGCCGCGTGGCGATAGTCGGTCAGCGTCGTGTCGGCGTTGATGAAGCCGATCAGCCGTTCAATCGGCGCGACCTGCTCTGGCCGCACACGACCGAAATGGCGACGGTAAGAGTCGAAGAATCGCTTAATGTCGATCTGGAACATCAGTCGTCATCCATCGCGTCGATATTGGAAAGCGTTGCTTCCGCCCCTTCCCAGGCGAGCAGCTCGTCGAAGTTGCGGCTCTGCGGGTCCGGATCGGGGTTATACGACCTACATCCAAGCCCGCAGTCGAAGAAGGCGATGCGGCCTACCGCGCACCCACGAATGATCTGATGGGGCAGTCGGAAATGGCGGCAGATTTTCACGTGTGGAGCCCCCGCGACGTGCGCCGGCCCCACACCAAACCAGAAGGTTTGCACGCCGTGGGGGCATTGATCATCGGTACTCCGGCTTTTTCGTTTGTGCTCTCGCTTTAACTGAACGAACCCAGCCGAAAGAATCCCATGTATCACCGTTGTTAGTCGGCTGAACCATCGGTTGAGTGTAATCCACGTCCGGGAATAGGTGCCCGTACTTGCGATCGAGCAACCGGCGAAGACCTGGTGACATCGGTGCGCACTTACTCATTCATCTTGCTCCCATAAACGTGTCTCGCATCGCTGACAGCGGGCACGGCTTATCTCTTTCAGAGTTCCGGCCCTCCTGCCACCCCTGCGGTAATTGCTGGCGGCGCGCCAGTCATGCCAGCCTATCCGACATAAAAAAGCGCCGAGACTCTGTTTCATCGTCGTTCCTCTAGTGATCTAACGCGTTGCTCAAGCTCGCGGCCTTCGCTGCCGGTGAAAGGATCGGGTCGAATGTGCGGATCGTTTTGCAGTGCGCGCAGGTCGGCTCTAAGCTCGGCGAGGTCCGATTGAATCTTGGACTGGTTTGCCATGAGTCTATCGATAACTCCGACCCAGTAATGCCGCTGCTGGCTGTCTTCGTCTTGGTACTGTCGAGAGCGCTCGCAGCAAACAGCGGAATCAGAAAGCTGAAGACGAACACTATCGAAGAAGCCGCCAACAGATTGCGCCACTCCCCACCCCAAAGCAGCGACGGCAACAAGCACGCTGGCACTTGCCCACGGGCGGAGCTTTTCGGGGAGCTTGACGGGTAAGTCTTTCCTTTCATCATTCATTCGGCCTCACGCGACCCCCAAGGTTGCTTGTGGTCGGCACGGGGTTATGCCGAGAGCCAGTTTGAATCGTCGATGATCGCCGCTTCCAGCGCGGCCATCAATGAGCCTCCAGGGCCTTATGCCCCTCGTCGTCTTCAACGACGCACCACACGCGCGCCTGGTACTTGGCCGACAACCACTGGGCTGCCCGTGCGATCGCGGCCTCGGTCTCGGCCACGCCGTTGGTGCGCACCCGCCGCCTCGTTTTCGGATTCGTCACCACGTACTGTCCGTCTTCGACGATGTGCTCGCGTGCCGTCACCCGTTCGAACCGATGGCCCTTGCCCGTAAGATGGACCCGCGCAGCCTCCACCAGCTGATACGCGGGCCGCGCGTTGATTGTCGCCGCCATCTGTTCGGCCTGGGCTTGGCTCGCCACCTCGTGGCGACGGCCGGCATAAGCCACGAACCAGCGCTCCTCCACACGATTGCTGGTAGCGCGCAGGGCCGCCGCTTTACGAACGAGCTTCTCCCCCCATCGCAGCCAGCCTTCGGCGTCTTCTACCGGGTCGCCCGTACTGATCACCCCGGCATCTATCTGGCTCTGCAACACCGCTTTTACGGTCTCGTATTGCTCCCCCCAGAGACCGTTAGCGTGGGTCCACGCCAATCCTTCTTGGCAGGCGTTAACCGATGGGTGGGTCAGCAGGGCACGGGTCCACTTCATGCGACTGCCCCGAAGACGTAAGTCGATAGGCTGGTTGCGTAATCGCCAGCCCACGTAACCGAGAAGCCGTTGAGGTCGACTGCTTTCCCACCCGCGCCACCAACAGCGTCCACCGTGCCGTCGGGCCTTATGGAGTCTCCGCCAGCAGCGCCCCAGCCGCCGCCGCCGCCGGCCGCGTGAGGAACGGGGTGCGATGTGCTCTCGGTGGCGTCGCCGCCTGCATTACCGCCGGAGCCTCCTGCGCCCGAGGTGCAATTGGTTCCTCCCACAGCCGCGCCGCCCGTGCCGGGCATGATTCGCCCGCCGCCGCCACCACCTGCGTAGCCGATGGCGCTGGGGGGCGATTGGGAATCCCAGGCGCCTCCCGCGCCTCCCGCGCCGCCTCCCGTGCCTCCAGCCACGCCGGCCGGTCCGGTCACCGTACCGTTACTACCCGCCGCGCCTACGGCACCGCCGGCACCGCCGGAGCTAGTGCCTCCCGCGCCGCCGCCAGCGCCGCCACCTCCGCCAATGTATTGCTCATTGCTTTTGTAGATACTGAAATAAGCCCCGCCGCCGCCGCCACCACCACCACCAATGTAGCCTCCTGACCCGGTGAAGAGCACGTTCTGACTCAGCGAAACTGCGTCCCCTCCGGCCTTGCCGTCGAGTTCCGCCTGGGAGTCGCCTCCGGTGCCGCCGCCTTCGCCGCCCATGCCTTGGACGTAGCCTTTGTTCTCGATCTCCAGGTCGACACCGAGCGCGGCGATCGTCAGCGCCGGAGTGCTGGTCGACGTGCTGTAAATGTACACGCCTGTGTCAATCACAACCTTGACGGGGACTGTTCCGTTCCAGCCCTGCCCGGTCAAATAAGTAGAATCGAGCGTGAAATTGCTCTGGTTCGCCGTGATGGTGTGCGTCCAGGACGAGACGCCGAAGCGATAGGCGTCGATGATCATTACGCCCTCCGCACCACAAGCGTCACGATCAATCCGGCGCCTGCGACGGTCGAGCCGACCGCGTCGATGTCGATCGTGATCTCTGCGTCATCCGCCAGCGCCGCATCGGAGATGACCGCAGCAGTGGCTGCTGTCTCGCTAGTCTTCTCCGTCGCGTCGATGGTGAGTTTGGTCGACAGGACCGACGTACCGGCCTCATTGATGTCGGCCGTAATCCCGGACCCAGTCGGGGCAGTTAGCACGCTCGCGCGCACATCCACCAGAGTCCCCGCAAACGGCATCCTGAAGTATGCCTTCGCGGCGCCCGTCTCCAGGTCGCTGGTCAAGTCCGAACACGCGACCTGGATATACTCGTAGGGGGTGTTGGCATTCTCAAACATCCCCGCCGTCAAGCGAAGCTCGATCTTGTCCCCGGCAGACCAAGCGCGCGCCGCCAAGCGGGAATCCGCCGCACTCTCCTGCGCCCGCTCAATGGTTAAGGTGTTGGACGCTTTCGCGGTGACCTTGACGATCTCCCAATCGGATTCGTCCGTCGTGGAGATCGTCGCGAAGTAGTAGTCGGCGCCGGGGTCGGGGAAGTCAGTGGCGTCAGTCAGCGTGACCGACGTCGCAACATCGGTGATGCCGCTTGCCAGCTCCCCGGAGACGTTATTCTTGACGATGAGAGCCATTAAGGCACCTCGGCCACTTTGACGAGCAGCTCATCCTCGAAGACTTCGCCGAGCGTGGTCGTCACGGTGAGCGTGGTCCAATAGCTTTCGCCATCTACACCACCCTCCACCCAAAAGACCACATTAGCGCCGTCGACCCCGACCGTATCGACTGTAAGTCCAGTCGGGGCGACGTCCTTCAGTGTTGCGAGCGCGAGCGTGTCCCCGGAAAGCAGCGCATCGCTGTAATCGAACGCATACTGCCGGCGCTCGCCGGGCTGCTTGGTATCAGTGCCTAAGCGCATTTGCGGCCCCCAAGATGGCGATTGCCCGCAGCTCGGCTGAACGTGCGGGCTATGGGCTCACGCCTTGCGACCCGCATGTAGGCCGGACGGGAGTGGTCCCGCATGTAGGCCGGACGGGAGTGGTCCCGCATGTAGGCCGGACGGGAGTGGTCCCGCATGTAGGCCGGGCGGGAATACACGAGACACGGGACTATCGGCGGGCCACCCCGCGCGGCGCCCTCCAACGGCAACGTGCCGGCACCCATGATCGGCGCCAGCGCGAGAGCGCGAACGCTACCGATGAAATACAGCGTCGACGCGCCCGTACCCGCGACCCGAACCTCGCCCGCTGCAACCGCGGAGATGTCCAGCGCGCCTGCCGCCTCCGCCAGGGAGCTGATCTGAAGGGTCGCCGCACCTGTAAGCGCCAGCGCGCCGTCCGCTTGGCCCGCAACCGAGACGGCCGCGCTCGCGTCGCCGAGGAACGCGAGAGCGCCCGCGCCGGCGCCTGCCAGCGCTAGTGCGCCGTCGCCTTCGCCAACGAGCGGGACCTCGCCGTCGACCTGGCCTTCAACGGCGACAGCCGCGCTTGCATTACCAGCGAGCGGCGCCGTACCCACAATAGCACCGAACGCGGTGCCCGAGGACGACGCAAAGCCGAGGAGCGGCAGTTCGCCGGTTGCGGACGCGGATAGCACAACGGTGCCGTCGCCCGTGCCCGTAAGGGCCAGCGTGCTGTCGCCCGTGCCGGCGAGTGCGAGTGAACCTGTGCTTGTGCCGGCGAACGACAGCGTGCTGTCGCCCGTGCCGGCGAGTGCGAGTGAGCCTGTGCTTGTGCCGGTGAGTGGTAGTACGCCAGCGCTCGTACCGTCGACCGCAACGGTGCAGTCGCCCGTGCCCGTAAGGGACAGCGTGCTGTCGCCCGTGCCGGCGAGTGCGAGTGAGCCCGCGCCTGCGCCGGTGAGTGCTAGTACGCCAGCGCTCGTACCGTCGACCGCAACGGTGCCGTCGCCCGTGCCAGCGAGAGGCAGTGTGCCTACCGCGGACGCGGGTATCACAACAACGCCCGCGCCCGCACCGGTGAGCGGCAGTGTACTGTCGCCCGTGCCGACGAGCGCGAGTGCGCCTGTGCTTGTGCCGGTGAGTGGTGATGCACCAGCGCCCGTGCCGACGAGCGCGAGTGCGCCTGTGCTCGTGCCAGCGAACGACAGCGTACTGTCACCGGTGCCGGCGACAGCGAGTGCGCCTGTGCTTGTGCCGGTGAGTGGTAATGCACCGGCGCCCGAGGCGTCGACGGTGGTCGTCGCCTCGGCCGTGCCGGTATGGTCGATGTTGCCGGCACTCGTTGCCTGGACGAGAGCCTCGCCTGCACCCGTGCCGGTAAAGGCGAGCGTGCCGGCCGCGTGCGCCTCGACTCGAACCGCGGTGGCGGCCGCCCCCGTGAAGTCAAGCGTGCCCGAACCCGCGCCAGCGATCGCAACGGTGCCGGTCACGGCACCCGCGAGAACGAGCGTGCCGGCGGCCAGCCCTGCTACGGCCAAAGGCCGCAGCGAGCCGTTGAACGCCGACCTGTTGAACGACGCGCGGTTCATGGCAGGAGGCTAGAGCTTACGCTCCACCGGCCGTGATACTGAACGCCGTGATCGTGATCGCCTGTCCGACAGCGATGCTCGTGTTGTCGAGCGTCATGTCGCCGCCTCCGCCGGTGGTGGTCACCGTGCCTTGGATATGGCACGTGGTGCCCCCGCTGTCCTTGATGCGGAAGTGCCCGGCGGTGCCCGCGGCGTCCGCCGAAGTGTCCTCCCAAGTACCGAGCTTCACCTTCGAACCGTTCACCGCAGCGGCGAGCCAATCGGCCGGCAAGTTGAGCGTCGCGAGTACGTCGCCGCTATCTGCTGTGCCGCAGTCCGCCGGAGGGGCGCCGCTGCGGATCTCCAGGATCGCCGAGGCGCCGATGGTTGTCTCGATCGCGTCGAGGGACGCGTTGCGCGCACTGGTGCTGAATTGGAATGCCATCTACTTAACCTCCACGAACGGTGTTGTCGCCGACGTCGCGCACGGCGAACGTCAAATCAGTTTGCGTCTTAATGCCGAGGGCCGCCTGCATCGCCTGGTAGTGTCCCATCGCGCGCTGCGCGTTAGCCGCGTACTCGGCGTCCTTACTGTACGCACGGTACAGCATGTAGTCGAGCATCGCGTTGGCATAGCTGTCGACAATCTTGATCGTCTCGCTCGACGGATTGGTGGTCAGCTGGGCGTCAGTCAGCGTGTGGTTCGTCGGTACTGAGCTGTAGACCACCTCCAACTGGGCGGCGGTGGTAGCCGGCGGATAGACGAGAAACTCGCGCGGGAGGCGCTCGTCGAACATGAAGTGATCGATATTGACCGAACCGGTCTCGCCGTGCCATGTGCGCCGCTGATCATCAAGGATCGAGCGGGTAATGGCCCGCACCGCGCGCTTGTCGGAAGTAGCCGCTACGTTGCGCACCACATCGAGCAGACGCAAAGCGTTCGGGAACTCCGAAGTCAGTACTTGGCGTGTACCGGCGGCGCAGGTGAACGTGCCCGACTCCGAATTGGCATCCGGCCGTGCCAGGATAATCTCCCGGTACGAGTCATTGAGCCAGTCTTGCAGCTCGCTGACCGGCCAACGCACGCCTGGTGCCGTGGTGTCTTGAAGGACAACTTGTGCCCGGCTTACGAGATCGACGACTGTGACTGTAGCCACGGGGCTCTCCTAGAAAAGGTTCAACTGGACGTGCTCACAACCCGCCATAACGGACTTTGCGCGCGACACCGACCTGATTGCCGTCGGTCGCGTGACTGCGCGCCTCATGGCATGCACGTTCGTACTCGGGCCAAGACGCGCCGCCCAAATGGGCAATCGCGCCTTGTACTAACAAGCGCTCGTAGGTCCAGGCGTAGTCGTCTGAAAGCGTCGTCGATTCGATGGTCGGCATCAAGACAACACGCGGGGTGACTGCGTCCGTCTCGTCATCGACCGGAGTCGGATAGACGCGAATCCTGTCCTCGGGTAGCGGGTAGTAGTAACTGGGCCTGCCAGTCTGTGTCCGCCACTCGCGATTCAACGCAGCCAACTGCTGCGGTGTGCGCGGCTCCAAGCCGCCCATCGTGAGGATCTGCACCACGCGTGAGCGGACCGGGGGGAAGAGATCGTACTGCGAAACGCCGGCTTCCCAAGACAACGGATCGAGGTCTGCGCGCCACACCATCCCGATCCGGCACAACGTTCTCGCCGCGACATTAAGCGCGCGGTCGAACGTGAGCCACGGCGCATCCGGGTAGAGGCGCGCCAGCTCGGGATAGAAGGCAGAGGTCTCCATCAGAGCGTCACAGAGGCCAAGGCATAGGCCACATCGCGCAGGGTGATGGTGTCATCGCCCATGTGCTCGCGTAGCGCGCCGACACGCGGCGTGCCGTCGTGCTTGAAGTCCGCCTCGTTGTTCTTACGCATCAGCTC